TGTCTGTCCACTGTGATTGGTGTGTATCCGTTCTTGGCCAACAGTTTGCAGGTGTGTGAACCCACATAGCCTGCTCCGCCTGTGACCAGTACGGCCTTGCTGGAACCTTTAATATTTGGATTCTGATACTGCGTTTCTGTAGTGTTGTCCATCTCTTCTCCATTGTTCACCCTTGCCTGTCATAATGTCTATCATCCTGTCTATGGTACCGTTGGTCCAATCAGATAATTTACCTATACTAGGGGATGGTTTGCTTAATAATACATCTAGTTTGTTCATTGCGTCTTCCATCGACCATGGAACATACATTCTGGTGTGGTCATTTGCGAAAGTCTCCGGGAATGACCTGTATGCCGGAAACAGTGTGTTGCAACCCATTGCGTCTGCTTCACTGACTGTGTTTGACACCCAGTCCTGTAAAGCACAGTTGAACATCACTCTCGAGTCTGCGAGAAGTTCGTAGTATTCGTTCTTCTTCAAGTTCTCGTGAATTGTGATTGTACCTTGTTTCGCAAGATACTTGGCCTCGTCCACAAAGAATTGGTTGTTTGATCTTAAAGGGCCACCTTGACATATCGCGAATTCAACGTCTGGGTGTTTCTCTTTGTATTTCAATGCCAGCGTCATGTAGAACTGTGGTTGCTTCTCTTGATCCCATCTCGCTCCAAATATAACTCTCTGTTTCCTTTCAATGAAGGGCTTCCTGTCTGGCACTCTGCCTTGTACCTCTTCCTTGCCAAAGCTCAATCCTGATATGTTGTATATGGGTGCCGACCAATTCGCTATCCTCATGTGTGCCACCATCTCTTCATTGGTCGCTAGTATTTTCACATTGGGAATTTCATTGCACATCTGCTCATACATGCTCATCCACTTGCTCATGCCCCATACGTGTACGAAGTCGTCAGGATCTATGGCCTGTGCCAAGCATCTCAGATATATCGTTGGTCTGTGTTTTTCTTCAACTTGGTGTAAGATGTAAGGCAGTGATTCCATGCCTGGTTGGAACATGTCCTCGAAGAATATCACATCCTTGTTCGTCACCTCACCGTTCCTCATCATCTGTACCAGATTCATCATCTGGCTCATGCCAAAGTAACTTCTGCCGTGTGCGTCTAACACCTGACCTACACTGATCGCTTTTGTGTCATCTATGGTTGTGCCTGGTACCACAACGTAATCAATTCCTCTTTTGTTGTATGCCCTCTCAGTCCAGTCCTGTAACTGTAGTGTGTATCTGCCTTCGTAGGGCTCTAGGCCCATGTAAAATATCTTCATAATTGTTTGACCTCATTTCCCCCTTGTGGGTTTGCGTATATGTGTGTTGTGTATCCTGCCATTGGATTCTGTGTGACGTACTCCATGATCTTATTTAGAGTTTCTTGATTGCCTTTGGAACTTTCTATGTATCTCTGGTAACAAGGTTCTTGCCTGTAGTGTTTCTTTGTGAAGTTGTCCATGACTATGGTACCACCCCACGTGGTGTCAAAGTCACTCAGATAATTCTCACTGTAGTACTCGAACATCCTATCGTGATTACAGTTCACATTGGCCTCTGGTTCAAATATCATTCTAATCAGCATGTTTTTCTTTCCACTCCTGTAGTTTAACTTGATATTCGCTTTCTGTCAATCCATGCCATCCAACACATCTACCGATAGGTGACCTGCCGCAAGGACAAGTTTCCTTCTTCTTGAATATGTCGTCATAGTTCTCCCTGTATTTGGAGTTTGACGGCCTAGATTTTCCGTCCCAACTACCCGGCATTTGCCTTCAAGTATTTGATCATTGTATCCACATCTGAAACTTCGAATGGATCATTGTCGTCACTGGCGTTGTTCTTGCCTTCTTCAACGAATGTTTTCACGACCTCTCCGTTGTCCACCAGCATTGAATATCTCCATGATCGCATTCCAAACCCCTGTTTAGGTTTGTTGACCAACATGCCCATGCCCTGTGTGAACACGCCTTCTCCGTCTCCGATTGGTTTCACCTTCTCGATCTTCTCATCTCTGAACCAAGCGTTCATGACAAATGCATCATTTACAGACAAGCAGTATACTTCGTCAACACCAAGAGCTTTCAGTTGATCATACTTCTCTTCGTATCCTGGTAGTTGTTGTGAACTGCAAGTGGGTGTGAACGCCCCTGGTAGGGCAAACACAACAACTTTTTTATCGTCAAAAATTTCCGCAGTATCAACGTCTTTCCATTCACCACCTATGAAAGTGCAACCACCCACTGCGTCGTTGTCGCCTGTTCTTGTTTTAAAGTTTGTATATGGTACTCTCACTATTTCCTCTCCTTGATTAGTTTGATCTTGCCCGTGTTTGTGTGCTTTATCCTGTGGTCATTCTGTAGGGCTAGGTGTAGGAAAGATTCGTACTTGTCTTCCTTGACCATCAGAGTGATGCAGTCGTCGTCATTGTCATCCCAGTCTGTGCCTGACCAGATGAAATCCTTGCCATACTTCATTCCCAGGTTGCCCGCCGTCGTGCATATGTTCGCCACTGCGTCCACCGTTGTGTATGAAGCGTTCAAGCCACCACCTTCTATGGGTAGGTATCCCATCCTAGATGTTGCCCTTGATTCTTTGAATTTAATCTCTTTCATATACTGCGTGTGAGCCATTCTCACCGTCCTCCGCTACGTCTATTTCAATCTTCCTACCTGGATATCTTTTCGCTATTGCAACGTACAAATCATCTGATATCATCTCACAAGATTTGTAATCCAGTTTCATCGTTCCGTCTGCGTACATGTTCTCCATCCATCTCTTGAACTGTATGAATTCTATGTCTCGGTCATCGTGGAAAACCTCTATGGCAACCTTGAAATGGAATATGTGTCTGTGAGGGTGTCCCAGGAAACTTACATCATATTCATCGCCAGTGGCCAGTTTGGGATCGTCCAGTGCCGCTGGATACTTGTGGATGCCTTCCTTACGGAATGTGACCCATATCATCTTGATAGCCTTGTTGGCCTGCTCTTTCAGAGCTTGATCTCTCATGTCTTCAGTGCTCATTTGTTTCGTTTCCTTTCCTTTTCTAACATGTCTTGTAATAATTCAACTTGTGCTTCTAGTTCTTCTACTCTTTTAACAAAATGATCGGCACCATACATACCCATCTTTTCTAATTTCTTATTGTCTTTGATCCAAGCATTGTAACTGGCTAGACCTTCTCTGTACTTAGATTGCTTCTTTGGCATCGCTTTCCTCTATTGGTTCGTCCTGTTTGTATTCTTTCCAGGAAGTGAATCCTGCACTCTGTTTGAAGTGATCCATTGTCATGGTCCACACACCTGGATTGGTGCTGTCAAAGTCCACATCATCCACTTTGATACATAGGTTGTCGTCATCCTCAGATTTGGGGAATATGATCGAACAGAAAGGTATGAACTTCTCGTGTGTCCATATGCCCTCGAATCTGGCTTTGACTTCCTTGTGTAGGCTGTGTGGATAGTCTATGGTCACGTAGTAACCTTTCCTAAGCAACCTGATCATCTGATTGATCTGTGTTGCGTGATTGTGCATAAATGTCCTGTTAGCACCAAAGTATATCGCTTCTGCACCGACCTTCTTGGCCATTTCTTCAATTTCGTCATAGTAGAGGTCATTCCTCGCAAGGAACAATGTCTGTTTTCCAAATGCCGGGGTGTGTTCCACTTCCAGTCCTGAAAATACACCTACACTATTACTCTTGCCTGTTTTGTAATCTCTGTCCATGTCTTATTATAATATTGTTTGACTAGTTTGTCAATGTCGCTTTTGCCCTTGCGATGGCGTCTTTGATCATCAACTTGGTCCTTTTCAATCTGGTAAGCACCTCCTTGCTTTCGGTACTCCTGTCTTTGAGTCTGTCTTTGGTAAGTTGTGCCACCTTCCTATCGAGATACTGGTGCTCGTCTTGTAGTTTCTTTAGTTTTTTGCTTTTTTTTCTTTTTGTTACCATGTTGTCCTCCTATTCAAATAAAGAACTGAAATTGTTCGTACCTTTACCACCTCCTGTTGCTCTGGCCCATCTGTTGCCCCTGATGTCTGCTAGATAACTTGATGCGTTTGCAATTACTTCCATAGGCTTCTCGCTGGTAAACACCTCTTCAACCAAAGTGTTGAAGTACAGTATGTTCCTCGGAACGTATATGCTTGGTTCGTCTGTCTTGTCACTTGCTTTTGTTTTTCTCCAGTGTTTTACTTCTGGTCTGTATTTCCTTGATTCTATGTCGTTGAGATCGTTTGCGATCTGTATTGCCCTGATCTGGTTGTACACGTTATGGGCCATCATTAATACATAACTGAAACTGTCCCAACTTGTAGCACCAATTTTGCCATTCTTGTTGACGTCCTGCTCGCCATACCAACATACATCTTTCATTTTCAATCTACGTCCAATACCACTGTCAAACGGAAACTGTATATCGGATCCTTTCAGTGTTTTATCATCCGGTGCCTTGTCCATCACGAACGACCACCTGTCTGGAGTGAATGAGTTGTGTGTATATACAAGTCCATTAGCAGTTGATAAGAATGCTGATGCACTGTCAAAACTTATTGTGAAGTTCGGGTTTATGTGTTTCCTAACCTGCCTCTGTACCTGTGTAAGATAACAACCCCAATCCATCTGTGACGTACCTAGTACGTGCATCCAATCTTTGCCGTCCAGTTTCTTCTCATCTCTCATTATGATTAGACGCTTGAGCATCACTTCCATGTCACACATGTTGATACCACCCATAGCCCATCCTTCAAATTCAAAATCTTTGACAGCGTCATACCATATCTGTGCTGTGTTCCAGTCATCTCCCTGTAACACGTTCAATAGTTTTGTTTGTCCTAGCCTGTTCTTCTGGAAGAACTTGTTATTGTATATGGTACCGTCCAGCGTGTCCTGGAAACTGTTCAATCCTGTTTTTGGTCTGTTGAGATCATCTGCCGCCCACGTGGGTACATCCAATGTCATGGCCCAATCGCTTGTGAGCTCTAGCCAGTTAAGTATGTCAGATCTAACTTTGTTTGCTTTGTTACCCTCGAAGTCCTTCCAATCAAATTTTATTACACCTTTACCTATCTGGTATCCGCCTGAGTCACCTACTATAGTAGAAAATTCTCTATCTCTGTTTACGAACATGTGATCTCTGTCGCCAACCTTTTCCATGTCCAAACAGGCATGTCCGGCCGAGTACAGTGCTGTGGGGTAAGTGAACATTCCTTCTTTTGGATTAATGAAGTTCAATCCTTCCACGCCATTCTCAAAGCCTTTTGGAATCCTGTCTTCGGATATGTGTTTGCCTTCTGAAACTCTCTGTTTGCTGATAAACGTGTTGTAGAAGTTAGATATAGCAGGCAAGAACACCGCGAAGTCTCTGCTCAACTCCCCTAAGTGTTCCTGCTTACTATTATCCGTCGTCATTATTGCGCCTGTGCTGGTATGATGTATTGATACTTGCCCAATCCTGAATCAACAGAGACCTGCATCGCACCCTCGTTAGAGAAGTGTAACGTGACCTTCGCTGAATCAGATAGTTTAAGTATTTGTAGCACCTGTCCTACAGGCCAACTCCAACCTTTGTTAAGTGTGCCCTTAACGTCAGTTGCGAATACAAACTCACCACCATGTGATGCCTGATCACCGAAAGTGAAAATCAAGTTTCCATCTTCAGTTCTCACAACAAAGGAGTTGTGTTCAGTGTTTGCAGTTGCCTGGAAGTTGAATCTTTGCACACTCGCCACTGAGGGTTCGATCTCCACGTCCCACTTAACACCCTTGAACTTCACGGTCTTAAGTTTCTCGTTGATGATCTCAGCGTTCATGAATCTGTAGTCATTCTTGAAGTCACCCTTTTCATTCTCGAAATGGATTCCTGTGGGAATAGTTGCACCGTTTCTCTCACCGGACAACACAGTTATGTTTGCCTTCTCCTTGTACTCCGGACACTTCAAGTGGATATCTAATTTACCCATTTGAGGCATACCAAATGTACCAGACATTTCTGTCTGTGGCTTGTGGAAAGACCCTTGCAGGATCACGGATCTGTCTTCTGCCATGGAGTCGATTGAAGTTTCCTTATCGTCTCCGGTGATTTTAACAAGATCCAAGAATCCCAGTCCATGCGTATGTTTAACGATGTCTTTTAAGATGTCTATCATAATGTTCTAATTGTATATGATATTTAGGTCTTAGTCTAGTGTTATTTCATTAACTTTGTACACAACTGGATTTTGTTTACCAGGTTTCTTGAATATTGCGTAACTGGCCTCTGGTCTGAATTGACCCATTTCCATTATTTCATAACCTTCATTTTTTATAATTTCCGTCATGCTAGTTTTGGTGTTGTAACTCCAATATCCGGATTTGGCCTGTGCTAATTCTCTGTCAAAGTGACAGTCGGCATACTGTATAAAACAGTGTCCGCCTGGTATCAGTACCCTGTTGATATCATGAAGATATTGTCTTATACGCTTCTGCGATAAAAAAACAAATGTGTCCCAACTGAAAACAAAATTACAACTGCCTGTTGGAATATTTGAACACGCGGCCTCTTCAGTCACGTAAAATTTTAGATATTTTTGATGTGCCGGAGGAAACATTTTCCTTATAATTTGTTCACGATCACCTAACACATCTAAGAAATAATTGAGCCGCCACGCCCTAAAATCCATAGAAAACATTCCGTTTCCTGGACCTATTTCGAGGCTGTTGTACATATTTGATCGCCCAAAACTATAAATTTTTGATCTTATGGCGTGTTTCAACATCTTATCAACTTGCTGTTTGATCAACTTATCCGCTAAATCGGCCCTAAACCAGTCTGTGGTTTTATCCAATCTATCTATCATTTCCTTATTGTTGGCATCAACAGCCAACTCAATGTCCTTCAGTATCTTTAGATTGGAATCTATCAACTCCTGCAGGTCCTCTTTTTTGACCCTTTCTAGTTTTTCGATCAGTAATTTTATTTCTTCTATGCTTAACATAATGATATTTAGAATTCAAACAGTTTGTTGAATGTGTTCGTGGTTTCTGTTGACTGCACGTCCCAACCCAATACTCCTATAAGGTTGTCGATCTTCTGGTCAAGTATCGTGGCCTCCATGGCATCACCGTCAAATGGCAGTTCTTTGAACCATTCCGGTATACGCATCTCATCAACAGGGTACGCAATACTAGTGTAACCCAGCGGATTCTGTTTTAGTTTACACACAATAACTTTGGCACCATCCGTTATTGGCATACTGTACTTGTCGCCATACATCTCTCTACACTTATTCCAGTTCATGCTGGCCCTAACATGTCCTGGCATGTTAGTCTTACCTGCCTTCTCTTCTGCCGCTGTGTACTTGGTCATGTTGTTTGCCCTCTTGGGAGAACCTTTCTCCCACCCTGGCCTAGATTTAAACTCTGCTCTGAATTCACTAATTTTTTCTAGCACTTGCTCTTCTGTTTTTCCTGTCAGTACCATGTACAGTAGGTCACTCAAGAAGTCCTGTACGAAAACAGGTGTGTCTGAACGTTTGAGATCCAATCCCATGGCCTTCATCTTGCCCTCCTTACCTTCTACATCAGCACGTTTGCCTTCCTTGTCATAGTAAAGCACGGCATATCTCTTCTTTGTGATGAACAATCCCTTAGACGCCACTAGTTCTCTGCCCGCGGCGATCACTTCACCACGTGTGCTGGGACAATGGAAGCCCTTGGTCATGAACGCTTTGAACGATCCATTAACCTCATCTGCTATCCTGTCATACAGTGCCACAACTGAATCTTTGGTCCATGGTATGACACCTTCATTGATCTCTTTCTGTAGTGTCTTGTATGCCGAGAAGTAAACAGAATCAGTGTCTCCATACACAACACTTTCACCCTTGTGGTCATACTTGCCAGCCACGATCTCATTGACCTTGCTGGCCATGTGTTTTGTGATACATCTGCCTGTAAGTGTTACTGATTGTCCTATCCTGATGTCAAAGAATCTACATCCTGGATTTAGTATCGCACCATACAGGCTGTTCAAGTTAATTTTTTTCACAAGTTGTCTCTTGTCCCAGTATTCCCTCTCGATCTCGTTGTCTCCACACTCACGCATCTTCTTCTGCATGTCCTGTCTCTCCGCGTACCAACGTTTCAACAGACCTGGAATAATTGCTTCATGTTCGTAAGTGAATATGGTACCATTAGCACTCAGCATCCATTTGTTGTTGCCATCGAATATGATCTCGTACAGTTGTGCCGCACTCATACGCACACTGGTTTTGTCCTCCCAGTCAACAATTATCTCCGTACCTTTCTCCTGATTCATCACGGCCTGGTACTCCCAACTACCAAACTGGCTGTCCCATGCCGCCGCGAATGATTTCTTGGCGTGTTTGGCCCTATTGATCTCTGCTGAAGTGATCACTGGTCTTATCTGACCCACTATGGTCTCAGGACCCATGTTCAATGCCCTGATCACACTAGGGTACAGTGAGTTTATGTCAACAGATCCTATCCAGTCGTGTATTCCTTTTTGTGGGGTCGCCACGTGGGCTCCTGCCGCAGGTTGATTCTCCTCACCGTCTTTCTTGTACTTCCTGGCCGGCACCTGCATTCCACGTCTGTGTGTTTCATTTACGATTGCCTGTTCTGTGACTGCAACTGCACCCATCGTGGTCTGTAACAGCACAGTGTTCTGGTGTGCTATCTCATTGGCCAGTTCTATGAACTTCAATTTCTTCTCAAGTTTGGCCAGTAGTGCTGTGTCCTGCCTGTTGTATTCTATGAACAATCCAAAATCATTCTTGTATAGGTTATCTAGCGATCCCTCATAAACTGTCTTCCTCTCACCTAGTTCATGTTCGCCTATTGCATCAAGCCTGAAACTGTGTCTCTCCTCATATGTGTATTTCCTGTATAGTTCCAACAAGTCCAAGTGTACACGACCCACAAGATCAAAACTCAATTGCTCCCGTCCGTATTTCTCAAACACCCTCTTCTTTGGTTTCTCTCCCCAGAAACACAAACGTCTCGTATCATCACCACTTAATACTTTCTGTATCCTACCCACGGTGTATGGGATATCGTAACCTTCACTGTTCCAACCCGACAGGATGTCTGCGTCCTGCACCAGTTCCAGGAATGCGTCCAGCATGTCTTTCTCTTTCTCGAAAAGCATGGTGTTGTCAAATCTTTTCGTCAGTTCTTTAGCGTCCTGCATACTGATCGTCTTGGGAGGCACAGCGAATGTGACCAGTTGGTCCGTCCAGCTCATGTAACAACTTATGGCAGTTATGGGCATGAACGGATCATCTGTTGTTGAATAACCCCGATCGGGATCGAAGTCCACTTCAATGTCGAAGAACATGACATTCAATTTGGGCGTCTCCTTGCCCAGGTAGTTCTCTTCCAGGCACCTGAACACGGGATTGATGTCATTCTCGTACAGTTGTTTGTTGGATCTTATTCGCTGTTCCTTTATGAATTCCTTTTGTGTGCTACACTGCACCCGCTGTAATGGTGCACCGGTCATTGACCTGTGTTTGCCCCTGGCGTCCTCGTAGTAGAACACGTACCTGGCATCATACTCCGTGAATATCCTGCCCTTCTTGGGATCACGTTCTACGACGTATATCTTGTCCTCGTCCTTCTTGTATAATGCATCTATGTAACTCATCTTACCACCATCCTGCGGCCACGCCGTATCCAAATATATTAACACAACTGAAGTAGAAAGTCAAAATCATCACCCATGCCGCGCCTCTCCTGTATGATGCGTAACACTGTGTGGTCGCACCAACGAAGAATGCTGGATACACTATGAGCATGTTGGGGTCTCTGGCGGATATGGCTAGGGTCATGCTGGCCGCAACCGTGAAAACGAAACTGACGAGTTCAAAATAGAACGCCGTCCTGTCACTCTCAAAACTGCGAAGCCAGAATGATCTGACTTTCGCTAACATTAAAGTTTGCCGGCCGTGTTAAGTATGCTCTCCAGCGTGTCCATCTCGTCTGCGATGTTCTGGTAGTTACCTTTGTGTGCAACGGATATCGCTTTGTTGATCAGTGCTGGTTTCAATTCTAGTTCTTCTGATATTGCTTTTACTGTGTCTTTCAATCCACCCTTCAAATCTTCTACTTCACCTAGTACCTGTGAGCCTTGGGAAATGATCTGGATCAATTTCTGCTTTTCAGCGTCGTTAAAGTTTCTTACTGCCATTTGTTTCTCCTGTTGTTTATGAAAGTATTATAATACACTTTTTCGTTTGTGTAAACTATTTTCTTTGTGGATCCATTATTGGTTTGATCTTGTCATCCCAATCCGTGCTAGATTCAAATATAGAGCACTCGGCAATAGTGGCGTCATCCACGTCTTTGGTAAATTTATTCCAGGTACTACTTGATTTCGATTTGTATCGAAAGTCTGAATTGATAATTTTACCAAACTCCTTGATATCGTCAAACAACGCATCGCAATCTTTTGATGTGAACACGGCAAAATTTTCCGTGAGTACCCTACGTTCTAGTCCGTTGTAAGACTCTCTAAGTCGATCAAAGTGAACTGGATTTGAGTGATGATCGAAAATCAAGGTATGCACCCCTTCTAATATATTGGGATCTATTTGATCATGTTGGACCGTGCCTGAAACTAGCAAATCAACTCCATCGAAATATTTGTTTTCATACCAATGATTATGGAATGTGTATTTGCCTTGATATCCGTATAGTTGTTTGTACTGCTTGTGCTTTCTACTGAGCCATGTGTTTGCAGGACATCCGTCAACGTTGATGCATTCTTTGATGCTGTCCACTCCATATTGAGATATAAAGAAATCTAGATTTGAAAATCCACCTATCCACCCAACTTTGTTTGGTTTGAAATTATGCATTACTTTATTCAACAATAGGTAATCAACGAATCGGTAAGGCAAGTACATGGTGTCTTCCTTGATTAACTCTTCATGGTGGCTGTCGTTGATTTGTTTCTTGAGGGTGTACCAAAATTTCCAGTCCATGGAACTATTTAATTAGGTCCAGCAGTGATACTATTTCTTCTTGGTGGCCACGTTCTTGGCCTTGCCACGTCTATTCTTGTTGGGATCTTCTCTTCTCTTCCTGCTGGCCGCCGACTTCCTGCCTTTCTTGCCCAGTGCGTGTGCTTTCGATCTTGGTAGGCACTTGGGTTTTCCTTCCTTGCTGGAACCCCTCGCACAGTCTCCCCTGATCTTGCCATCAGGACCAAAACGCACCCATTTGTCCTTGAACCATTTCTTGAGGTCCTCGTTCAGTGTTTCTGAGAACACCAATTCACCACAGTTCACACAGAAGTCTACGTCCTCTTTCTTGACACAGTTGGGCACACGTTTTCCGAACATGGTCTTCATGCCCTTCTTGGTGTAGCCCTTCCAACACTTCTCCGTGATTATCTCACTGGCTCTCATTACTTCTTCTTGCTGTTGCCCCAGTTGGCCGCACCCTTTTTACGACACTGCACTAGTGCACCGCTGGCGTAGGCCGAAGGCCATACTTTATATCTTGATTTTACTTTGTGATAGCAGGCGTCCTTCTTCTCTGCCAATTGCTCGAACTCTTCCTCTGTGATACCAACCACTTCACGGATCTGCATGTTA